TCCGCGTACGGGCCAAAAGCCAATGAAGGAGAGGTCCGACTCTGAGGTGCCTCTCCAACTCCTTAGAACTTAAGGTACTCTAAGTAGGTACCGAATTTAACAACTGTTGCATTAGCATTACTTGCATTCTGTGCAGCTTGTAGATCTACACTTCCAGCTGTATCACCAGCAGTAATGGTACCCTCAATGAATGCATAAAGAGGACCAGTTCCACCATTTGCTACTACTTCAGGAGAACCTGCAGTTGTTACATCAAATGTCACAGCTTCAGTAACAGCACCTGAGATAGGATTCTCAGATACCATGTTCCTGGCTCTGTAGGTTACAGTATTAGTAGGTGTGATGATCTTATACTTAAGGTCACCATCTGCATGATTCTGTACATCTAGATAAGCACGGAATATAGCACGCTCATACTTACCAAGATCAAACTTAAGTATTGATTGATAAGTTGTTGAACTTGCAATGCTGATATCATTAGGGACGATCAGCTTCGTGTTCCATTGAGACTGAGCATGAACTACAGTACCTGCTACTGTATTAGTATTAAAAGCCATGGGTTTTAAATTAGTATTGTTTGATTACCCGTCTGTGCTGTTCCGCAACACTGGGTTTAATAGTTTTCCGTGGTCTCGCACGGTGGGCAAGATCTACAATGCTGATGTTCAGTCATGTGTAGAGTCTCTATAAAAATAAAGAACCCCAGGAGTATAAAGATTACACTCCATGGGGATTCTAAGTACCTCATCAGAAGCTATACTTAGCTCCGATCTTTGTTCCCCAGAAATTGTCTGCGTCACCTTCTTGAGTAAGTACGGATACTTCTCCATAGAAGCCGAGTTGTTCTGTAGCTGCAATGTTAGCACCTACTTTACCAGACAACTGGGTATCGTTATCTTCAGCGTCAGCTGATACAACAGCTGGTCCGCCTTGAACATAGTAATCAAAGGTCTCGTTACCACCTTCCCAACCAACGTGGAAATCAGTAACGGAACCACCATAGTCAGATCCTGTGTAAGATGCGTTGTTCTCTACGTTCACGTAGGGTCCGGCGATTGCCGCGCCTGCGCTCGTAAAGACCGAGGCTAGGATCAAGGCTATTTTTTTCATTGAATTTAGTTAAATAAGTTTCGTGTAAGGTACGCCGCGATACTTTAGTTGAGTCTTTTTTTGCATTGGACTTTCTCCAAGTACCACACCCCCGTTCCATGGTGTGGAGTCATGCGCTCTCAAAGAGAGTGAACGGACGCGGCGCTTATGCTAAGTCTAGCGGGAAGTTGTGTGCATTGCGTTCATGCATTACTTCCATGCCAAGGTCAGCTCGGTTTAATATGTCACCCCAAGTCGGGACCACTCTACCATCAGCGTCAACTACGGATTGATTAAAATTAAATCCGTTAAGATTGAACGCCATAGTGGCGACTCCCATGGAAGTGAGCCATATGCAAGTGACTGGCCAAACAGCAAGAAAGAAATGTAAAGCGCGAGAATTATTAAAGCTCGCATATTGAAAGATTAACCTACCAAAGTATCCGTGAGCGGCAACAATGTTATAAGTCTCCTCTTCTTGTCCAAATTTGTATCCATAGTTTTGAGATTCATTCTCAGTAGTCTCTCTAACAAGGGAGCTAGTAACCAATGAACCGTGCATAGCACTGAACAAAGCCCCACCAAATACCCCCGCAACTCCCAACATATGGAAAGGATGCATGAGGATATTATGTTCCGCTTGAAAGACAAACATAAAGTTGAACGTCCCTGATATCCCCAACGGCATACCGTCAGAGAAACTTCCTTGTCCGAAAGGATATACCAGGAAGACTGCATAGGACGCTGCAACTGGGGCTGAGTAAGCAACACAAATCCAGGGCCTCATCCCTAATCGATAACTAAGTTCCCATTGTCGTCCCATGTATGCTGCGATACCGATGAGAAAGTGGAATACAATAAGTTGATATGGTCCGCCGTTATATAACCACTCGTCGAGGGTTGCAGCTTCCCAGATTGGGTAGAAGTGAAGACCGATTGCGTTAGAGCTCGGGACAATGGCTCCTGAGATGATGTTGTTTCCATAAAGTAAAGATCCTGAGACTGGTTCACGTATTCCGTCGATGTCAACCGGCGGGGCTGCAATAAATGCAATAATAAAACAGGTTGCTGCAGTAAGCAGCGCGGGTATCATAAGGACACCGAACCACCCCACATAGAGGCGGTTATCGGTGCTTGTCACCCAGCCACAGAAATCTTGCCACGCATCTTGTGGCGATCTTGTTAGGGTGGTGGTACTCATACAGCAGCTCCAGCTACAGAAGTATCAGCAGTATTACCTACTACTTTACTGCACTGTGCTACTTGTTCTGCTTTAGTACCCGTGTCATTATAAGGTATGAACCAACGGTCACCACTTGCATTGACTTTAAATTTTACCACCATGGCATCGTTACGTGCCGATGGATCATAAGCTTTTGACATAATTAAAATGCTACGTTTGAACGTTCGAGTTTGTTGTATACATCTTGACGATATGCTTCGTCTCTTTCATACCGAGGGTCAGACATGGCAGCTACAACTTCAGCTTGACTACGGAATGAATCTGTAGTCCTTGCTGCTTTACCTGTAAGCATACGTCCTTCGTAACCCTCAGTATTATCATATTCAGAACGCAATCCTGCTACAGCAATTTGTATAGCAGTTGCGTCACCATTCTGAACGATGCTATTAAAAGCATCTAATTTATTTTCTGCTAAATTTTCAGCAGCCCAGCTAGTTAACTGTTCATAAGCTGCCTCACCACCTGCTGAATTATAAACTTGATTCATCTCAGCGTCAGTAAGATCTGGTGAATCTTGTTCTAATCCTGCATTAGGATTGTTGGCTTGAATCTCCATGTAAGCGTCGACAAGATCAGTGCTACTCATCTCACGAAACTTTTGCATAGTTTCTGCTGACAGTTGACCTTCATTATCGTAGTACTCTTGAGAAGCATCCGCAATAAGGGAAGCACCTTCGCTCCATTCCTCATCATCTTCTGTAGTATCTACTTCAACTTCATCGTCATCAGGAGAACCTAGTTTCTTTTGAAGTTCAATGTAAGCTGCTTCTAAATCTTCAGCATTCTTATACTTACCGGCTAGAAGATCACTCTCTTCTTGACCTAATTTTTCAGCTACCTCCAGAGAGTTCTGCTCATCCTCTGTGAATTCAGGAGCGTCAGCTGGGGTGGGATCATACGTTAGTTTTTCCGTCATTCTTTACTCCTTGAGCAGTTGTTACTTTCAAATTACCTAGGCCAACGGTGGTTACAAACTCAGGGTCTGTACCTATCAAAGTATTCTTCGCTTCGATACGTGTTGGCTCGGCAATATCTATCTTGTCTGTTAGTGATTCAGGTTTACTAACCTTCGGGAGGGGCTTCTTCTTCGCCCTCTGCGGGCGGCTCGCCTTGGTTGTTTGCATTTTGTAGTTGATCGTATCCGTCGTTTATCATTTTAGCCATACCCTCGTTCTTACTTGGGTCCATCATAGGTGTGCCAGCAAATTGACCAGCTTGCTTCATCAGCTCTTGCTGCATCATCTGTTGTTGTTGTTGCTGCTTCTCTTGCTGCATAGTTTCCGGTGTCTTAACTAGGTTAAGCACATCGATACCTGATGCTGCTGCGAGTCGCTTAACATACTCACCTGGATCAAGGAACTTAGCCATGATCTCTGGTCCCATAGTATTTGCGAGAGTTGTAGCGAACTGAACTAGAGTCTGTTGATCTTGTCCTCTACCTAATGCATTAACACCTGCAATGATCTGTGGTCGTACCACATCTTTAGGAATCTTAGGAAGATCCTTGTTTCTTTGTAGGATATGTAATGTTCTATTAAGATAAGGTATCAAGAATTCAACTGTAAGCAAGGAGAATAAACCTCCAAGCTGTTGTTCTAGTTCCATCTGCGTGAGGCGTACCTCTTCTGCAGTTGTTCTCTCACTCTGTCTGACTTGGAGTACAAGGAAAGCTTCGTTAATACGACGCTCCAGATTTATCATCTGTTCTTGTGCTGTTCTAAAGTCGGCAGTCTTACCAACCTGGATAACACCTACATCATCAGGTCTACCCTGAACGATTGCACCGTTACCAGCATCGGCTATAGTCTTTGGTTTTGTGGTTGATGATGGTGATACTAGGAAGACTACCTTACTAGCCGCTGCAGACCCTTCTACAAGTGCCTGGGACAGTCCTTCTAGGGAGCGTATGTCCCCAAGGAATTCCTCTACTCTACCACGTCCGTAATCTTCTCCGTCTACAGTATTGAATCTCAATACCAACCAGGGAGAAGTATTCTTAGGGGCAGTGCTGCGACTACCAGGTAAGATCTTATCGAATGCTTCCTGATG